AAACTAGGTAAAAAACTTGGTTCTATTCTTACTGTTTTAATTTTAGCCTTTTTTGGAGGCGGAGGAGATTTAAGTGCGTTTGAAGACATTTTCGGAGGAGAGGAAGAGCCCATGTCAAGGGGTGGATGTATGGACGTTTCAGCTATCAACTATAAAAAAGATGCAACTTTTGATAACGGTAGTTGTGTATTCCCTCCTCCTGTTGTGTATGGATGTACTAACCCCGATGCAGATAATTATAACACACAAGCTACTCATGATAATGGTAGGTGTCAGTTCCTTGGTGGACCAGTAAATAATGGTACAGGAAACGAAACACAAACTAACGAAACAGTATATGGTTGTATGGATATAGATGCTGAGAACTATAACGACCGAGCTGAGGAAGATGATGGTTCTTGCGAATATGAAGCATATGACTGTATTACTAATAGAACTTACTTTTATAATGGTATGCAGTATGGTAACTACTCTAGAGAAGATAACACACTTAACATTACTATAGACATAGATACTGACTGTAACCAAGATACCTTACCAGTTATGGTAACTTTTGACGTAGGTCATATAAAAATTGTAGACAACGAAACAGTATGGAACGGTTACATGTATACTGACCACTACTACAACATAACAGGTTGGGAAGCAGACACATATACATTAGTCTCAGGACCACAATGGTTTACTGAACCTTATACAGGTTGGTATATGGTATACGTTAATCTCTATGCAGATTACAACAGAGATGGTACATATGAATATGTAAATTACTTTTTTATAGAAGAAATAGTTTTGGAGGAACCAGATGAGTAATCGTTATAAAAAACTATTGGAATCCATAGGAGAAGAGGAGTGATAGAATGGATAGATATACTAGAAGTACTAGCAATAACAATGGCATTCATGGGATGTGTAATTGTTTTCGTGGCACTTGTAACGTTTGTGCGCCAAGCGTTGAAAGGTATACCACACTTAAGAAACGAAACACCCATGAAAAAACCAAAGAAGGAGAAAAAACCAATGAGTAAAGAAGCAAGAGAAGGAACTACATTTAACGATGTTTTTATGTTTATGATAGCCGTACCTTTAGTTTTACTGTGGGTTGGTTTTGCAGGGTTCGTTATACATAGCGGACTTGGTAAACCAGAAGTTCTTGATAACATCGAGGCATATACAACTTTGATAGCTATATTAGGTGGGCCAGCCCTTCTAATTATTAAAGATGCTTTAGATGTTTGGAAACAAGAACAAGCAGAGAAAACAGCTTTCTATAAAGTGAAAGCTCAAGCAGTTATCGATTATAACGATGCTGTATTGAAACAAGCACAAGATGTAGAAAGTAAGGCACAAGACCAAGAACATAAGATGGAGAGTAAAAAATGATACAAGAAACAATAAAAGGAAGCTGCTGTTGCAGCGAGTGCAGCTGTGATTGCTGTAAAGAGGAATAAATATGCCTACAGAAAAAATATATAAATCAATAGAAGCAGGTGAACATTTTCACGGCAACAACCCAAACATGGAGTTAGATTTTGCTAAACCAACAAAAGCTGAGATTGATGAAATGGCTTACCACAAGCCTATTACATCTTTTAAAGAAGCTATACCAGCAGATAAACCTAGCACAGAAGAAATGTATATGGGTGGTTATGAAAACCAAACACCTAACGTCAACTTTGCAGATGACGCACCACGAGTTAAAAACTCAGACAGAAACGCACAATAGGTATCCTTATGGCTAAAAAAGGATTATATGCTAACATACACGCCAAAAGAAAGCGTATCAAAAAAGGTTCTAAAGAAACTATGAAAAAGAAAGGAGCCAAAGGACGCCCAACATCAAAACAATTCAAAAGAGCAGCCAAAACTGCTAAGAAAAGGACTTCTAAAAAGAAGAAGTATTGATGGCACCTAAAAAGAAAAAAGATGCTAAACTAACTAGAGCAGGAGTATCAGGTTATAACAAACCTAAAAGAACTCCCAGTCACCCTAAAAAGTCACACGTAGTAGTGGCTAAGGAAGGAAGTAAAACTAAATTAATTAGATTTGGTCAACAAGGTGTAAGTACTGCCGGTAAGAAGACAGATAAGAAATCAAATGCCCGAAGAAAAAGTTTCAAAGCGCGTCACGCTAAGAATATTAAGAGGGGAAAGATGTCTGCTGCTTACTGGGCTAATAGGGTTAAATGGTAAGCTTTATATACATAGGGCTTCTAAATATGTATGGGCTCTCGCCTTAGGGCCATTGCCTCACAGGTTCTTATCGCAAGCGCCACGTGAGAGTCCCCATATGGAAATATAAATATATGAATGAAACAAATAATAACACAGCCGCAAATGAAACAGCAGATGATGGAAACATAACTGCAATTCTTGAGACTGTAGAAGAATCTGGAATGTTAGATGCACTAATGGATGAACCATTATTAGCAGCCTTAGCTGCTTTAGTACTAGGTCTAGGAGCTTATATAGCCTACACCGTACCAGCAGTTAAAGAATTAGTCTTTAAATACTTAAAGAACAATGAAGCTGAATTGATGGATTTACTTGATAAAAATCTAACAAAGGCCCAGATAAAAGCTTTTGAAAAGCTAGACGAGACAGCACAAAAACACGTCAAAGATTCTCTAGTTCGTAATGTTTTAATTACAGCTTGGGATGAAAAAGACGATGAACTTGCTGCCTTAGTAAAGTCCAAAGTCAAGGCTAGTCTTGATGAAGGCAAAGGACTTTGAACGTAGAGAAATACGAGCAAAGATTACGTCAGAGGATTGGAGAAGCTGAATATGCACGTCATAAAGAGCTTGTCCGTCTTCTGGCGCGCAACCTTGCTCTTGAAGATATATTGTGGGAAGAAATTCTTGTATGTATTCGGGATGTTAACGCGAGAACAGAGCTCTTGCGTCAAAGAAATACAATCGTTAAAGACATACATACTGAATTCAGAGCATTGAATATCGAAGTGCCAACGACTGTAGAGAAAAATACCGAAGCATTTGCTTCATTTTTAGGAGAATTGTCCGATGACAAAACCCAAAAGCCCTCTGAAGAGCCTGTTGACAGGTAAAGGCGGATTAGATTCCCGCTCTTTGGAGAATATATTCAAAAGTTGTAGACAAGACAAAGATAAAATGCGTAAATTGATTAGAGCATTCTGCTCTACTTACCTTATCGACGGAAAACAACGACCACTACTACTTAGACCCTTACAAGAAGATATAGTAATAGAATGTTTATTGGAAAGAACTGATGGTAAACAAACTAAATTAGCCATCTTAGCTCCACGAGGCAGTGGGAAATCGTTCGCATTGTCTGTAGCGGTGACTATATATATGTTTTTTAATAGATTTAGAGATTTAGTATTTATACTTGCTCCTACAGAAGACCAAGCAGCTTTAATATTTAATTATTGTTATAGACATTTTGCTGATAACCCTTTTTTGAATGGCTTAGTTAAGAATTATCGTTTTCATAACAAGCCCAATATAACACTTAAGGGGGGCACAATAATGCGTAGGGCTCCATTGGCGCCTAGTAACCAAGGACAAGCCATAAGAGGGCAACACCCTACATTCCTAGTTGTTGATGAGTCTCCACTCATCGACGATAAATTATTCATTGATAATGTAGAGCCTTCTATTGTTGCTAATAAAGCTCCTTTTATCAACCTTGGGACACCAAAGTCCAAAGATAACCACATGTATAGGTATTTATATGATGACGGTTATGCAGCAACTTTTAAAAGGTTACACTATACATGGAGAGATGCAGTGAACAAAGGTGAGGCTTATTCAGCACCTTATACAGATGAAGAAATGTTAGATAAAATGATGGAGTGGGGAGAAGACTCTATACATTGGCGAACTGAATATGAATGTGAATTTGTAGAGTCGGTATCGAATGTGTTTAATGCAGAAAAAATAAAAAGGTGTTATGATGATTACAAACTTACTAGATTGGATGGGGATGGACAGTCGGGAGGAAGCAATATTAATGTTAGTGTTGACATTGGCAAATCTGTTAATTCTACTGTCATTAGTGCATGGTCCCTTGATAAATCTGACAAAGACAATATTGCAAGGCTTATTTACATGGAAGAAATCAACCCCAGAACTGGTGGACATGATATTCCATACCAACGTAAACGTATTATGGATGTTGCCGTTGGTCTTGGGGCTACTCGTCTCATTGTGGACTGTACAGGTATTGGTGGTGCGGTTGAGCACGACCTACGAATAGGGTGTTTAGATGCTAATATACATTTTGTTGCGTTTGTTTTTACAGGTGGTCCCAAAGGAACTAAAACTCAAATGTACAGAGATTTTCAATCATATATTCAACAAGGAAGAGTAAAAGTACCTAATCCTGAAAATTTACACGCAGACCAAGCTAAGTTAATTCATAAGTGGACAAGAGAACATATAGATTTAGAATATACAATGGATGCTGCTGATAAAACAGAAAAGATTTCAGCTCCTAATGGTAAGCATGATGACTATTGCGATAGTTCAGCAATGGGGTTACATGCTACTTTAAGTATGTTACCTATGACAGGAAACTACGGTTCAAGTGTTATATCTAGACCGATAAATAGAAATAACAAAACAGATGCAGGAACCTACAGTAAACGCCCACTTTTTGCAACAACTAGACGCAATCCGCGACTTTTAAAGCAATCCCTAAGGGGAATCTAACACAATCTTTATATACCCATTAGAGTTAATTATAAATAGCCATGTCGTTTATAGATAGAGTGAGACGTAGTTTTGCATCCATTGGACGCAATCCTTCGTACAAAAAAGACGACCCACGAAGTTACGGTGCGGGAGTAATACAAAGACTTAAAATAAACAAGGGATTCGGCGGATTTGCACAAAATAAGGACTATGAGCCACATATTGGTAAAAATAGAACTTATATGAATGTTTACCTGTCAGACCCTATTGTAAGAAGTCTAATTGATTTACCTTGCTTGTATTCTGTCAAAGATAATTTTGATATAGTTACAGCCGATGACAATGTAAGGGAAGAGTTAGAAGAAATGTTTAGAGATATAAATATTCAACATATTTTATATGGATGGATAAGAAATGCTCGTATTTTTGGTACAGGCTATTTAGAATGGACAGGAGATAATTTAATCTTACGTTCCAGTCAAAATATGTTTGTAAAAAGAAATGAGCACGGTCAAATAGAATACTACTATCAAAAAGTAGGTGATGACGAAGAAAACATAAGATTTGAAGAAGATGAGATAATAGAGTTAAAAAATAATCAATTCGACGATTTTGCTTATGGTTTATCAGACATACACCCTATTCTCTATTTAGTGGATTTAAAAGATTATGCAGAAAGAGATATTGGTGCAGCCCTCAATAAATATGCATCCAGTAGATTTGATGTGTCATGTGGTTTACCAGATATGCCATATGGTCCAGATAAAATAAATGAAATAGTAGATGCATTTAATACTTTAGCTCCCGGTGAAGATATAATTCACGGAAACGACATAACAATAAAAGAGTTACAAGGTACACAACGTGCTTTTGAGTACGGTAAATATACTGACGATATATTAGATAAGATACACGTAGCCCTTAAAACACCAAGAACTATGTGGACAGACCCAGAAAAGGCTCGTCCAATATTTGAACCATACGTAAGATACTTACAAACTATGGTAGAAGGAGCACTTAACTCCCAGCTCATGCCTCAATTAGAATCAGGCGATGCTAAATTTAAGTTTAGGCAAATTAACACGAACGATGCATTCACTAAAGCCAAGACAGATATGATTTATCTGTCAGAAGGTGTATTGTCACCCGGTGAAGTTAGAGAAGAAAGAGGTCTAGACCCTGAAGGAGTTGCAGAATTAGATATGGAAACTTCTGAAGATATCAAGGCATCTCCTATCAAACAAGAACAGAGGGATAAGAATGCAAACATTTCTGGTGGAAAGAATCAAGACAAGAAAGAAGAATCTGCCAGAGCACAAAATAGGGGCAATAAGCCCTCCGCAAACGTAACAGGAGATAGAACATGACATTTGAAAAATGTATGATGAAAACTAAAGCAAACCTGAATAAGAGGGGTTTTGATAACCCTGAAGAGATTGCAGCTGGCATGTGTAGCATGTGGGCGCAAGAAAATGGCGTAGAGCGGGAATTTGCAGAGGGTAAAGATACTGAACCTATAAGGAGGTCATTCGCATTAGCAGTGGCTGAAGGTGAAGACATAAATTTTTCCAGCGATGAGGGAATCGACTCTGTATCATTCCCAGTTATCGCTATTACATCCGGGCCTCATGAATATGAGGTTGACGGAGAAGAACATAAAGTTTATATAGAGGGAGGTATGTTGAAAGATAGTTTAACTAAATTTTCAGAACTCCCTATATATGTAGACCATCAAAGAACAACTGAGGACCTAATCGGCATGGCAACGAACCCTGAGTTGGTCAAGATGGATAATGGAAAGTCCGCAATCAAGATGTTGGCAACAGTATCTAATAAATATGGCCGTGGACAAGAGGTAATGAAAAAAGTTAAGGATGGAGACATGACACACGTTAGCATTGATTGGTTTTCAAATGATGTTGACGTTATGGGTGACAACTATGCCACTAACATTCGTCCTACAGAGGTAAGTTTCATTGACAATGAAAAGATGGACCCAGTCTGTAAGGAATGCACAATTGAAACGAAATGTAATTCACACGAACCGGAGGACGACCACGACTGTGGTTGTGGTGGCCACGAAGATTCATGTGGATGTGAGTCAGAACACACAGAGGTAAATATGTCAGAAGAGACAAAAGAAACAACTGTAAAATCCGACGCAGAAAGCATTGTCGAACGCGAGTTCGCTTCACTACGTACACAACTTGAAGAAATGTCTGCATCTAAAAAGGAAATCGAATCCGAATTCAAAGCAGCTATGAAAGAATTAGAATCTTTCAAGAAAGCAGAAGAAGATAGATTAACTAAAGAAGCAGAAGTAAGAAAAGTTGAAGCAGTAGAAGCAATTATATCCAAAGAGGTTTTATTCGGTACTATCGAAGAAACTAATAAGGATGCTCGAGTCGAAGAACTTTCCGCTTGGGATGAATCCAGATTGACTGGATTTAGCGAAGCTCTAGCAGCAATGCCTGAGCCAAGCAACGACGTCGAACGTTCATTCGGTAAAGGTAAATCATCAGACGAAGGTGAAGTACCAGAAACCAAAAGAGAGTTCGGTATGAAAGTAGTTGACGGAAAAATCAAATTGAACAGAGACTACTATCTAAAAGGTGATTAAAAATGGCAACAGAAATTTTAATTAATGACGGTGGAGCTCCAGCTCGTATTTTACCATACGTAGCCTTGGAAGACATCACAGCCGGAATGGCTGTATCTATCGATGGTACTGGAAAAGTACAATTAGCAGATACTGCCGACGGTGGAGGCGAATGTTTCGCCTACGCAGGTATAGCATTAGTAGACGCAGATGCAGGTGCCGTATGTTCAGTAGTAACAGGTATTGGAGTAATTCTAAATATCAACTGTGCTGCTTTGGGTACAGGTATAGCTTTAATGATGGGTACAGCAGTTCCCGGTCAATTAGTGGCCGCAACAAACGCAACAACCAAACCTAAAGCACAAGCTGTCACACTAGAAACAAATGGAGGAGCAGGTTTGACGAAATGTCAGACCCTCTAAGGAGATAAACTATGGTCGACGCAACTCCCGGTCTATTGACAACCTTGAACACAGGTTCCTACGCCAACACTGGCGGAACAGGTGAAAGAGTACTCATTGACTACAAAGACGCAATTATTGATTACAAGGTCGCAGACCTTCCAGTAATGCAGTTCTTTGCAGACCCAATGTCTACTGACACAGGTGGTAATATTGATATTACTTTCGGCAAACCTAGCATGAAGCTAGAACAACTAGAAGAAGGTACAACACCGCAATACCAACACACTAAACTACGCTCTGAAAGAGTGGCAGTAAAAGAGTGGGGTATAGCAATTGGTGTAACCCGAAGAATGATTGAAGATTCAAGATTCAATGAAGTAGAAATGGCTTTGAACGAAGCCCGCAGAGCTGTAGACAGGCACATGACCCAACATGTTACAAACGTAATATTTGGTGTCGGTGACGCAACTCTACAAACTGGTGTATTATCTGGTGGTGTCTATTCAGACATTACTGAACAAACCGGTGGAGCTTACTTAGCAGCTACTTCAGACGAATCTAATTTATCTGATTTCAGTAAGGCAGAAAATGGCGCATTCCTTGGAGCAAAAGCAACATTGACAGGAACTGCAAGTAGATTAGATGACTACGCAAATCAAGGCGTAACTATCTTATCTGGTGCAGCTTCATACAATGCATGTACCTCCACAGGTCTCGACTCATTTACACTAACTGATGTAGCAGCATCAATTTCCCGTATGTCTAAACATGGATACAATGCAACACACTTGTTCATTAATCCATCACAATACGAGAACATGTTGAAAATGGCTGACTTCGCAAGTATCTTTACAACAGCTACTTCCGTTGCGCCAGCAGATGGTGGAAATGTTATGCCTACCGCCGCAGGAAGCGGACCATTCGGTCAAATGCTATCATCAGGAGGACTAGTAGGACAACTCTACGGTCTAAACGTTGTTGTAAACGCATGGGTACCAAGTGGAAGATTTGGTGTCTTCGACCTTTCCGTTAAGCCAATGGCTTACGTAGAGAGAAGACCATTGACTGTAGAAGAAGCTAATCCCGGATTCGGAATTATCGGCTCTTACATGTCCATGAGATACGGATTGAAGGTCGTAAGACCAGAAGCCGGTCAAATCGTTATATCTCCATAGAATTAACTGTTTAATTTTTAAAAGATAAGGTCCGAGGGGAACCTCAATCTCCTCACCAATATTTAGGATTATTTTTATGCCGTCTTATCGAAAAGTACTTAACAGTCTCCCTCACAATGCAGTGGGAAAAAAGAGGATTCAAGAAATAGAATCTATCACACAGGGGACACAAGGTGCTCAAGGTAAACAAGGTAATAGTGGTACTGGTACACAAGGTACTACTGGTACACAAGGTACTACAGGTACACAAGGCACTACTGGTACACAAGGTACTACAGGTACACAAGGCACTACTGGTACACAAGGCACTACAGGTACGCAAGGTACTACAGGTACGCAAGGTACTACAGGTACGCAAGGTACTACAGGTACGCAAGGTACTACAGGAACTCAGGGAACTACTGGTACTCAAGGTATACAAGGAACTCAAGGTATACAAGGTACTCAAGGTAGACAAGGAGAAAAGGGTGATGATGGAGATACTGGTACACAAGGAACTACAGGTACCCAAGGAACT